TTCCATCTTCTGAGGTTCTTCTTCGTACTTGCGAAGTTTATCTTTTGTTTCTGCAAACTCGACTTTCATTTGTTCGAGTTGAGCCTTTTGTTCAGCAGTAACAAACATATTGAATATTTCTATCCTTTCACCAACAAGGGAATATTCTCCGTTGGTCTCTTCGAATTTCTGGCGATAATTCTTTCCTACGAACCAGCCGTACATTTCAATATAACCGTCTTCTTCGAACATCTCAACATCATACCAGTCTTCTTCTCCATAAGTTGCCTCTACAAGAGAGTACATAGCGCACATCTTTTCGGATATAGAAAGACCAAATTCTCTTGTAGCACCATCAGTAGTTGTAATGGTGTAAGAAATCTTTTTAAGAATATCAGGGTCATCATCATTAATAGCGGGGCTTAAAGGTTGGGGATCATCTCCAGTTGCACCTTCCGTGGTTCCGCTGGTTGCAGGAGTTTCTCCACCAGTTGTATCAGTTCCCGTTGTGTCAGTACCAGTTGTGTCAGTTCCATCATCTTGAGTTTGAGTTCCACCAGTTTCTCCGCCAGTTTCTTCACCGGTTTCTTCACCAGTTTCGCCGTTCTCACCAGATTCTGCACCGTCAGTTAAATCGAAAAATTCTTCCTGAACATCTTCAAGTTCTTTCTTCTTCACTTCGTTTACCTCCTTTCCGAGATTTTTTATATCAAAGCGAGCGAGAGTCTCGTTAAGAGTTCTCAATGCTTCAATTAACTCTGTGTTGGTTTCAAACACTTGTGGTTCTGCTTTAAAGTCTACAATATCTGCTCGGCTTCCAAGCATACCTTCACCAATTTCTGTTCCATCATCTCTGCTTCCAAGCAGGGTAGAACCATTAACATAAAACTCTTGTAGGTCGAGATATTTCTCTTTTGCGTTATAAGACATCTTGTCCACATACAGTTCACAAGAGTTCTTTGTTCCGTTCTTTCTCTCAATGATTTCTGCCGCCTTTGTATAATCTCTGGGTATATAACCATAAGCACATACAAAGTCTTTGTCGTTTTCATCATCATGTTCCCAGAATGCTGGTTCGGAAGAGAACGAGCCTACTTGATTTTCAATATAATGGATTTCCTTTTCTCCGTCTTCGGTAACAACTTCTTCCATTTCGTGTGCTTCGAAGTCCCACTCGCCATCATCTCTTTGATGAATGTAAGCGAGTATAGGTCTGTTAGCAATAGTAGTCATTGCCTTTTCAGCCGCTTCTTTAGACACGAAACTTCCGTTTCTGTTTAATCCCGTATGGAATATTTTAAACTTGAGTCTCATTAAGCCCCTATGGTCGAAGTCGGCTTCGTTTTCAACTTCGAAAGTAGCAGGCACTTTAACCGCAAGTCTAAAACCGCTCTCGGAAGAACTGAATGATTGGAGTTTATTCATTTCACAGTATTGGATTAAATCCTCTAAAGTTAAAATGGTCTTCATCATTTGTCCTTTCTTATACACTTAAAATGTCTGTGTATATTATTTTCTTTTCATCAAAGGTCTTGTTCTTTGTGGCTTCGTTAATAAAAACAAAAAACTTTCCTTGTCTGGAAAGTTCTGTGTATCCATTCTTGCGAAGTTCTTCCGCAACCTTTTCATCTGAAGTCTGTATAAAGTGCTTCATAAGTTTCTCCTTTTATTCCCCTGTGTCAACTTTAGGTTTATCGGTAGGCAGTTCCATAAAGGTTCTCCTAATCTCGTCCATAACGCCATTCAGTCCGAGTGCGTGATAGTTCTGATACACGTTTTCGAAACTTTCTTTGGCATATATGGGGGCAAACCCTAGTTCCATGTACTTATTGTAACTTGAAATCATCTCTGCTCTTAATAAGGCTTGTATGCCTTTCTTGATTGCATCATCTTCCTTTTTAATTTTTTTGATTTTTGATGCAAAGTATGTAAACATACCACCAACAAGAAGAGTGGGGATTCCAAAGTAACTAAGCCATTCCCAGATAGTCATAGTCTCCTTCCTCCTTTGCTTTAATTATTTCTGCTTCGGTCACCTTCGGGTGTCAAATCATCATCATCTTTTGTTGGAGCACCTTGCCCCGTTTCGGGGGTGTATCCGTTCTGAGATGTGGTGAATGAAGAACTCAAAGGGTAAATCATCTTGTCTTGTAATTTAAGCACTTCGGTTTCGAGATAAATCTGAGCAAGCTGTTCTCGCTCTGAAACTCCGATAAGTGTTCCATAAGCAAGTCTGTTTGAATATCCGTACTGACAACTCTTCATCATATTCTCTGCGAAGAAGTCTCTGGTATAAGCCGAACATTCAAAGTGTTTTACTCTACAAGGCTTTTTAGCCATGTAACTTAACTGTAAGTTGCAGAAAGCATCAATCTGTGGCAGAAGAGGAGAGATGGCAAATTCCGTCTCTGACTGTAACCACGCATTAAATGCGGCTGTACTGGTAATGTTGTTGGCATTGATAACCGCACCGCCACCAGCCGTCTGCAAAATCTGATTAGATGAAATCTCCACACTGTTAGTGTCTTTGTCTGCACTCTTTTCAAAGTCGATTGTTTTCAGTTCGTCACCGGGGATAGCCGCCGTTCCGACACTATCCGGCACCATATTGTTATCAATCATTCTCTGTAAGTATTCCAAAGACAGTTCGGGAGAAATTTCAAAATCGTCTGCATTACTTGCACCATTTAATACTTTCATTGGCATATATATAAGTTTATATATCTGTAATGCATCTGCTTCCGCCTGAATATCTACCAAATCTTCCAGACCTGCTAACTGCAGGAACAAAGGAAGAAAAGGCGGAACAACCATCTGGAATGAGTCCGTTCTGAATTTGAAGCATACGCTGTATTCAGCAGGACAGTGAACATACTTTACGGTGGTGTCTCTGAGATATTCGTTATACATTTCCTTTAAAGGAGAACCAATGTATTCGATAATCTGCTGTCTGTTTGTATTTCTCCATTTGGACATATCCACGGAGAAACCGTAACAGCCTTCAAAATACTTACCATCAATAGCACATTCGTCGGGGTCTAACTGATAAAAGAAAGAACCCGTGTCATCTTTGAGGATTATTCCGTAATAAACATCTTCTCTGAAAACGGTTGTTAACACTTCAACCATATTGCTTTGAAGATTTAAAATATCCAATGCGTCAAGAGTAGCAGAGTAGGACTTCAGAACCTCTTTCTCGGTAGGTTTCTTTAGCAAGTCCACTTTTGGCGTTATCTTTCGGCAATCCAAAGTGAACATTGTTGCGTACCATTGGACAAGTCTGTAATAAATATTAGACCTATAGTACAGATACCTCGCCGTATTTCGTAAGTTCTTTTCGTTTCCACCGACATTTCTAATCCAACCCTTGAGTTGGTCTTTGTCAATAGCGGTAATTCTCTCTGTTCTGATTTTGTTAACATCACGTAATTGTTGCATTGCGTCTTTCGCTTTTTTAAACATTACCTGATTGTTAATAAATTGTTTCTTTTCAGCAACCGTATGGTTGTTGGATTCTGTTTTAGCCATACGACTACCTTCCTTTCCAAAATTTTAAGAGGGTTCGCCTTAGGTATTGCTCCGTTCGGTACATCCCCTCGTCGTGATTAAATTAGTGGCAACTCGGCGGGATTTTACCTTCTCCCCACAGTGATAGATACAAATGCTTTGCCTCGGTTACCAACCTTAACGCTGCCACTTTATATAATTAACTAATATCATTATTGATATTAGTTAAAACCTATGTTTAGGTGCTTTTATTAAGAATTTGTTTAATAATGCGCTCGTGCTTTGTGTCTTGGGTTTTAATCCCAATTCAATCTGGCAGGCACACCAATAGTTGTATGCCAGAGAAGAGTATCTATCCTTGCGCATACCTGATGCTTCTCTTACTCTAATCTCGTTGTTCTTTACTTCATGCTCAAGTTTAATCAACTCATAAATAGCCAGAGTGGTCTGAACATAAGGATTTTTAATCAGAGATTTTTCGGTATCATTTAAAGATTTAAACTTCTTGAGATATTTAACAATCTCGTCATCACATTCAGTTTCATCAATCAGAAGACCAATCTTTCCGTTTTGGATACCGTTTCTTAATAAAATGCAGATTTCATTATTGAACTTGTTACTAGCCTTAACAGACCAAGCGACTTTATTGGGGTCTTTGACCTTACATCTTTTAGCCATCTCATCATCATTAATGAATGTCATAGCCTTATAGACTTTACCGGTTTCGGGATCGTATTGGTCTTTAACAATATAATCCGCAACACCCAATCCCAAGCCCATTGTATCCAATACCAAATCGGTGCACTTATACCGATAGAAGTACCGCATAATAATAAGACCAACCTCGTCTGTTGTTTTACCCTCAAGGGTTTCAGCATAACAGAAGTTGGATTGGTAGGTTATATCGTCTTGCTGTACGAGCTCGTTTATGAAAATTGCAGTTGCGTCGTTTTTCTTTCTTTTTGTCGATGCCATAAGGGCAACGTCAACAGAAAGAATACGCCTGCCGTTATCAGACACATTAGGCACCGGATTATTCTGATTGTAGTATTTTAGAGGAAGGAGTGCGTGTTTTATTCTTCGGCAATGGTTTACATCTTCGAATTTAAACAAACTGTCTCCGTCATCACCAAACCACATACAACCCATTTCCATATCCCAAAGAGTCTGGTTAAAGTTTGCTTCACTCATTTCATCTTCCGCCTGACTTCTCAAATACAATCCTTCACGAATTGAAATCTGATACGGCAGACCGCAGATAAAATATTTTCTCTTATCATCAAATAAATTAAGAGTGTAACTCTGAACCTTTTTGTATGCCCACGAACTTTTGAAGTAAGCAGAGGACATATAAAGTTCTTTGTTTCTTTCTACAAGATGAGCATATTCGGGTTTATCCAAATACCTAGGATGTCGAGGTGATGCGAGAAATCTTCTGATAACAGTATCAATAATTCTCTCGGGTATCATTCTGAACTCATCACAGATAATCAGATTGGCATGAACTGAACGGGCATTATCGTTACTCGGTCTGGTTCTTATCCAAGAGCCGTTAGCAAATAATATTTCAGAGTCTTGCACACCAATCGAGCATTTGACTATCTCTGTCTTGGCATACGCAGACCATTTCATAAACTCATCTTGTATCTTCAATAATGTTTCATTTGCTTGTTTCAGAGTACCAGCAACTACTATTACCTTTGTCCCCGGATAGAGAACACATCTGACAAAACAGAACAGAGCAACAAGGAATGTCTTGCCTTGTCCTCTGGCGGCAATATATGCGAAGTAATCATAGTGCATCATTGCCCATAACAGTATCTGCTGAAACCATTTAAGATTTATTCCCATTACTTCAGAAACAAACCTTTGTGGATTGGAACGATAATATCCTGCTCTCCAAGCAATAGTTTCCATTATCTCTTGTTCTTTGTCCTGAGCAATTTGTTTTATACTTTTACTCATCTAATTTTGACCCAAATACTTTATCAAACAGTTCTTCAGAAAACTCATCCGTCTGATATTCGGGTTTAGTAACAGTATATTTTTTCATAAATTGGTCATAACGAGCAGAAAAAGCATTTTTAAGCCCCATCATTTTTGAGAGATGACCTTTAAAGAATACGTCCACAAGCAGACCTATTTTGTCAACATCTCTAAATTCTTCAGATGGCTCAGGTATGGGCTTTTCGTTTTCCCATCTCTCTATCAACTGACCAAATGTTTTTGACTCTGTTAACGAATTGGAACCGAGTTGGGAAGGTTTCAGTTGGGCAGAACCAAGCAATTCCTGCAAAGTCTTGTCAAGTTCCTTTGTATCCTTGCCTGCCTTTTGCGCTTTCTCAATCTCAAGTTCCTTAAAACATATTCTCTTAAACAAAAGTTCTTGTGCTTTGCTTTCGCAGGCATAACGGGTAGTCCAGTCCTCATATTCCTTCTCCAAGAACAAAAGGGCTACGTTGTTATACTCGTCACCAAATCTGTCTTTTGCTTTTTTTAAGAGTTCTTCGTTCATCAGTTTGGTTTCTTCATCGAGTTCAGTTTTAATGTCGGAACTTCCGAAGTCCGAATCTTCCCACGTTTTATTCTGCCATTGAGGTAATGACATAATAGCAGTGATATAAGTAGCAAAAGGAGAGTGCCTGTTTTTTTCTTTGACACCGTCACTTGCTCCCTTAATACACTTCTCGTAGAAATCATCGTCATAAACTTTATCCATTAACATAAGAACCTTTTGAACGCTTTTCTTGGTTTCATTGGGTTCGTCTTTGTCATTCTTTCTTTGTTCTGCCATTTTCAACAGACACTCTTTGCATATGGGGTGTCTGCCAGACAGAAAACGATTGTCCTGATAAAACCCAGTTTCTGCCTTTTTAAAATCTCCGCACATCGGACATCTTAATATTTTCATATCCAATAGCGAATTATAATTCTCGGCTACTTCAACGTATTCCTCACGAAGAGAAGATACGCCCCGTCGCTTTAATTCCTCGACAGTTGAAGCGTACTTCATGTCTGCCATTGTTTTCCTCCTTTTTTTCATCAAAAAAGAGAGACTCCCGTAAGAGTCTCCCCATTTCGCAATTCCCTCGGAACTTTGCGAAACCCAATAGAGCGTGGACTGGATTTGAACCAGCGACCAAGGCACAGCCTTTTGCTCTCGCCGAACTGAGCTACCACGCAACCAGCAGGTTGTTCCTGCGCCCTCGAAGTCGGGCTGACTTATATAATAATCTTAATGCGGTCCTATACCACACCAAGGTTATTCCTCGTCTCCCCAATCATACTCAGGGTTGGTTAAAATAGCCAGTTGGTTTCCTATTAGTACAGATGGTTTGAATTTTATAATTGCTTTGTAATTTGACATTGTCTTCTTACCCGTACGTGCATCAACACAAACGTGTGGTTCTTTCTTGAGAAGGGTAAATCTTCCGAATTTTTTAATCATTACATCATTTCCTGCAAGAAGTTCTTCCAGAATAGCAGGGAAGACTTCCTCTACTACCAGACATACATCTTCTTTGCGAAACTCTGTCTTTGCACAGACAGTCTTTTCAATGTCACGCAGTTTAGTAACTTTCATAGTTTCACCTCCCCGGTCAGAGGATGTGAGTCCATTACAAAGTATGTGTTTATATATTTATATTTTTTATTACCGTCTTTATCCGTGTAATACATTTTGCCGTCACACTCGGGGTTGGAACACGAGATGACATTAGTTCCTTTTATTCGTACGAAAGGAAACCCGCAGGCTTTACACTTTTGTTCCTTTTTCTCCTTCATAATATTTCTCCTTTTAATCCTTGGGAGTTTCCCTCCCTCTCACTACTTCGGATAACAGCCCTTTAACTTTTCAGTTATTTAGGGCATTTGCGAGTATTTTGTTCCCGTAGGGGGTACAAAAAAACGCACAAAAAGTTCCATTTTTTTATATTTTTTTCTAAAAAACCTCAACTTTTTTTACAGTTTTTGTTAAAAACTTATCAAAAACTAATCAATTTTCAGTCGATTTTTATTATCTTTATTTTCTTTAAAGCAAGATAAAAACAAATCAGGGTTGACAGTATACAGAGTTTTAAGCAATAATGAACGGTTTTTATTAAGGGTGGTACGCATAGTATTCTTATTACAGATAACACTGGGGCTTATAAGGAATGCTCTGTCAATTAACCATGACATCAATCCCCGATAGTTCCTTGAAATATACATACTCCTTATGTCTTCAACCATCTTAAAAAAATCATACTGAAGAACCAAAGGTTCCACATTCTGTTCGCCTTTATTATATTTATAGGCTTCAAGAGAATATTTCTCTATCATTTTTTCGACTTGTTTAGATTTTCGTTTGTCTCCGTCAAGAGGAACGGGTACAAAGAACTCGCTCATAGGCAGAGGTGGTCTTGAGTCTCGCACCTTGGCTATCTCGACATCGTACAGAAAATTCATGGGGCAGGACAAATCTTTATTCACGTTGTCAAAATTAAAATTCTTTTTGACGATAGAGAAGAATTTGGGATACTTACTCTCGGTCACATTCAAATCCCTTTTGATTCTTTTGATTTCGCTCGGTATGTCTATATCAAAAGTTCTCTTGGTGTTATCAATGGCGGCTTGTGCAACTACACTCAAGATGCATACATAGTCATCATACTTCTCGTCATCAAAGTTATAAGTATAAGACAAAGAGAGTTGAGCCAGATTGGAAGATTCCCCTATGGCTAACTGTGCTGCGGCAAGTCTGTTGTCGATACTCGCAAAATTATCCATGGTATTATCATAATGGTTTTTCTCTTTGGGTATCATATTAACAATAGTGGGGTAGTTCTCATAACAAAACTTTGCGTGTTTGACTATATCTTCCTGATTGGTAGTGTAGATTGAGTCTGAGTCCATATCAGAACCATTGTTTCTGTCTTGGAAGTCGGTGTGTATCATATTAACTGCCACACAAAGTCTCCCCAGATTAAAGTATTTTTTAATCAATGGGTGCAGATTATTATGCAGATAACCCATATTGTTACGTGAGTTAAAGGGGGAACGAAACTCTGCAAGGTATTCCCCGTCCGCAAACCTTTCGGAATAACATTGAATACAATCTTTCTCTTGTTTGAATGTCGGATCATTTTCGGGGTTTTCACCGACGGCATGAAGCAACATAGCATACGGGCTTCCTACAATGGTAAGATTGTCTGCGTTCTGTATACTTCTTCCGTTCTTAAAGTCCAGTACATACGCACGGATTATATCTCTTTTTCTTGCACGATAGTATTCGCTTCGTAAAAAATCGGGGTTTCTTCTGACAAGGGCAACCAGAACCTCGTGGTCATTTGAAAAGTTTGCCGTTCTCTCCAGATATTCAAGAAATATGTAATCATCTGTTTTTAATCTCTCGATGTAACGGATACTTTTATCAATTACATTGGGCATTATCTCTTCGGATAATGAGTTAATCATCTGGTAAGACATTCTCTGCACGTTTCCCAGTTTGGAATGATGAGCAGTTTTGACTATTCCAAACATACAATCGTTCTTTCTTACCCATTCCGACCAGTAATCAAAACCTAAGTCAAACTTAAGCCACTTCATGCTCTGGTCTGTCGTAACGAGTTTGATGTTCTTAACCCTTACATCATTTCCCCACATATCTTTGACAGTTGCTTTCTCATAACCTTCACCGAAGTAATCCCTGAAGAACATCTGAAGGTTGGTATTGAACGCCGCACATTTGCACATATGATGTCTTAAGAGAATATATCCATCACCCCATTCGGGAAAGACAGATGTATCAATTAAACCCTGACCGTCAAAGATAGTGTTCTTTACTTGATAATTATTTATCTTCTCTGCATAACAATGTTTCATTTCATCTGTCTTAACAGCCACTATATTGGTCTTAAAAACAGAGTCAAAGTCATTTAATACCAAAATCTCTTCGGGTTTAATCCTTATTTTGCCTACTATAGTGGAAGTGATGAGAGAGGAGTATGCACCTACCTCAACAATAGGGGCGTTCTTTTTCTTTAACTTAATCCCCATATAAAGAAAATTACGAGCCTTTTTATAAAGCCGGTCCCTTATGAACATACATTTGCCAGCCTTTGCCTTGCCCGGAGTCCTATAGAGCATACGATAAAGAATAGTCTCATCGCCTTTACGGGAATGATATGTGATAGGTACTCCGTTATTGTAGAAATAGGTTCTTATTTCGTCTTTTGATACCTTTTTATATTTGTCAGGATTGTTCTTTACTTCAAGATAGAGTTCTGCTATTCTCTTTCTCTTTAACTTTTCATTTGCACCAAAACCAAAAGACTTTGCTATCTTATAAGAGAGCCTTGCGTCTTTTGCTCTCTTGATGAGGTGTTTTATCTCATCATCGGCACCTCTTGTTCCGTAATTAAAATCAAGACATATTACATCTTTAGTAGAGTCGTTCTTTACGGACAGCCCGTTTTCCACTAAAAAATCAGTGAACAGACTGTTGGTTAACATGGCTTCAGTACAATCATACTTCTCACGCATACCTAACATAACCCCGTATATGGAACCTGCTTCATAGTTTTTTATCTTATATCCAAATTCAGACATATCTATTCCTCTTTAAGTTCAATCAGTGTTTCTGATAATATGTTCTGTAACCCTACATAATTATCAGGAAAAGAAAATTTTGCGTAATTGTTTAATGCTTGCTTATCTATCGCTTTCTTTACTTCGTGATTAAGTCTATATCTTTCATCACTTAATTCTTTTACTATCTGCGTTTGATTGTATATTATCTGATAACATTGATATATACTTTCCCAGCACATTTCTTCTTCTACTATTTCGTTTATTCTTTTAAAGTATCTCTCTTTGAGGTTATACAAGTAAATAAGATATTCACTCTTAAGTTTAAATTCTTCAAGAACTCTTTTCTTAACACTTAATATATATCTGTGTTCTTCTATATCAGCAATTCTTGTATCATATCCTTTATTGGTTAAATAGACTATCTTATATGCATCACTATAGTCTAATAATAATCTCTTCTTTAAACTTTTAAGAGATGATTCTAATATACTTAATATCTTAGCATCACACCTTTTATAAAACTCATTTATATTGTATTCATCTGCTATATTAAGTAATTTATTCTTATCTCTTCTGTATTCTATATATTTATTATTAACTAATCCCAGTATTTTTATTAATTCACTTTTATTTAGATATATTACATGTTTATCTTCTTTAGCCAGATAGGAGAGAAGTATATCCTGTATAAACTGTGTATATTTGGAATTTATATTACTTGGTATGGGTTTATCATATATCTCCAGTACAATATAAGAGTTATTATCTTTTAATAAGTCCATATATCTATCTATCTCTCTTAACTGCATTATTTTAGTATTACCGGAAGATATAGGTAAATTAAGTAACTTACATAACTCTTTATAATTCTTTATATACATTCCCTCTTTAATATTACTTAAGTCTAATTGTAATGTAACCATACTATATCCCTTTAACTTTATATTTGTTGTACATTCTGATGTTATATATATACTTTATATAGTCTATATATACTGTACTATTACAAAGAGTATATTAAAGATATAGAGTAGTGGTTTAGTATACTCTTATAAAGTTCAGTATACTTTATATAGTAATATAGTCTTTTAATTTATTTTATATATACCCTTATAAAGTTTATAGTTCTTTATATAAAGTATTCTACACTATAGGTTATATATTATTCTACACTAGTTAAGAGTATGTAGTACTATATCTAGGATTATACACTATAAATTATAAGTATATTATTAATTATATATATAACGTCAAAATGTACAACTTTTTTGCTTTCGCCAACAATATATCACTCTATTTCTCGGAAATCAAGATTTTCTAAAAACAAAACTTATAATTATAATTCAATTTTTATTTTTATCTAACAATTAAACGCTTGCTTAATCGTTTAATCAATATGTTGGGGTGTCAAGTACTTTTACTTTACACCTCTGTCAAGTAGCAGACCTTTACACCCTTGTCAAGTAGTTTTACTTGACATCTTACAAATGTTGCTATGCATTTTACAATTCTTGCTTACAAATATTGCTATCGGTTTTACATATATTGCTATTGTGAGTTTTTTCGACGGGGAGAAAAATGAGGGTGAACTAATTGTTTGGCTGCTTGGCAACTTTGTTCTAAACGCCTTGAAATAGGCATTTTTAATACCCCCCACCATAATTGTTTACACCTCAAAAACAAACTTCCGAAAATGATTTTTTTCGGAGTTGCTTCCTATTAAAAAGGGCTATCCGAAAACGATTTTTTGGACTTAAGAAAAATTGATTTTTTATTTTTATTTTTAATTTTTTAATTTGACTTTTTAATCGAAAAACATAGGGTGTGAAGTGTGATAACCAACTTGTGCATTGGTTATCCGTTGAGCCACATATTTTGCACACTCGTGATTTAGGGCACAGTACGGTCTGTGGCTCCCAAAAGCCCTAATCATGCGACGAACCTTGATAATCTCATACTGACAGTCTGCTTTGTATCGGCGACAACTATGCTTTCAACGTGACGTGTGGCACATTTTCCCACACGAGAATAGGAGCATATTATGTCAAAAAATCAGGTTAGTAACATCGAACTTTGGAACGCTATCATCTCTCTTAACGCCGATAAAAAAGCTAAGGCTATGTCCATAGTAATGGCACTGAGCAACGACACCGACAACACAGTTGTCGAAGTCAAGCCCGAACCCACCACATACGCACTCGTAATGACACGCAAGGTTGCACCCACAGTATTCTCGGCTATACACCATGCATGCAAAGACGGTGGTGCAACGTGGAATAAGTCCGCAAAGGCTTGGGAGTTTGAAACCAAGCAGGCACGTGACAAGGTATTACGTGCACAGAAGAAGTACGCTAAAGACAACGGCTTTGAGTGTGTACTTGCCAACGCATAGGCTCTTGCCTATCGCAACCCAACCATAACCCATTAACTACACGCATAGTTGCCGTTGATACAATACAGACTGTCAATGTATATGAGCGTACACACGCATAATGTGGTAGTGCGTGTGTGTAGAATAAAACGGCTTAGGTCAGACGGCTATGTTTAGTCACGGCTCGTGGATAGAACTCTACGCACCTATAGGTGTAGAGATGTAGTAACAGATGAGCCCACGTGGTAACACGGCACTCTAAAACGCACACTGTATATGTGCAACGTACGAGTGCAAAGTGACGGACATTATAGGCGAACGTGCATAGTTGTCGGGCTACGGGGTGTTTGCCGTCACCACCACGTTATAACCCCCAAACGTATATACAGTACGTGTCGAAAGTACACGAGTAAGTCAGTGGTGCTCGTGTTAGGATAGACGTGTATGTAGTCAGTAACGTGGTACAAACATCGGGTGTGTTCGGGTGGCACTCGTTCATAAAGTGGCTATATCGTACACGAGTATTGATAAATGTGTATGCTCGTGTGAGTGATAGTCGTAGCACTCTTGAAACTACAGTGTATCGTGTAATGTTGTAAAGTCGAGTAGGGCACTCAAAGAAGTGTATGTATGTATGGTTGCCCATATGGTTAGCAAGGACTTTGAACTCGTGTAGAAAATTGTGAGAAGTACACACTAAAAATCACGTGGTATTACCTAATCACGTGCGTACGTGTAGAAAATCTGATGAATATACACACGTATGAGTACAATTTAGTAACTAACCGAGCATACAAACCTTTGTAAGTAGGCGTGTAACGTACACAGTGGTCGAATAGTGATAAACAAATGGTGCACACAGTCTATATGTACCGTGCTATGTGAGAGTGGTCAATAACGATAGTCCCCTAATTCCTTACCTATGTGGGTGCTTATATGGGGACAGTGGTAATCGTGGGTGCATTATATCCACCCGTTAATCCACTACAACTGTACCGAGTAGGTGTAGTTGCAAGATGTTGTGCTAAAGACTGTGTATGTGCAACATTGGGCAACTATGCCAAAAAGTACGAGCCAGCACGTCAACGAAAACAAGTGATTATATCACGGCTATAAACAAGAGCGTGTGCCTGAAACACAAAGGGTATCTTATCGCAAAAGCGAGTTCCGTACCACGTGGGTAGTTGAGTAGATTGTGCGAAAGACTATTACCGAGTGCAACTCTCGGTGCAGGATTATAACGGAAATCCACCTAATAGTGCAGTATCCGTACTAATGTACACCTTGTATGTGTACTCGCCGTAGGTGGACTAGGCAACACAAACAATGGAAAGGGGGTGTCTGTATGATGCCAGAAATCTTTATGAGTGACATTATTGATGCGTACAACGAGTACAAGGAAAATGAAAACGCAAATGCGTAGAAAGGAAAACAATATGGCAAAGAACGAGTGCTTTGAGTGGGAACGCTTAACCCTAAAAGACAAGGTAAGATTATTCGTTGCTCGTTTAAAAGCGAAACGCAACGGAACTCAGGTTTATCAGTTACCCTCATGGTTGTTAAATGATAACACCAATTATGACGACGAAGAAATTATAATTTAAAACGCAAATGCGTAGAAAGGGAACATTATGACATACATAGTAATGTGCGATTATTTAATCGCAATGGTAACAACGGAAATCGACCACGCCGTGAATAAGGCAAACGAGAAACTGTATGGAAGTTTGTATGACACGGTAACGATACGTTCATATATCAATGAAACGGACTTCACGTTTGTTACATTGTATTCAGATGACGTTGATATGAACGGACATGGTTTCTGCAACGTAGACGGGAAAATCGTGGTTAGAGAGATTTTTGAGAGGTAATCATATGGACAGACTTTATTTCGCTATCGAAAACAACGGAATTACACGTGTGAACGGAGATTTCCATGAAATTGAGAGGTTTTTTGGATACGGAAACGTGTTTATGAACATCACAGACGCAAATGACGCATTAACGGAACGCAAAAAACCGAAAAAACATCATTTGACCGACACAGAACGCAGGGAAATGGAAGTCGAACAGCAGAAGTTCGGGTGGTCAAAGTTCACAAAAGAAGAGAAAGCCGAAATTAAGGCAAAATATAAATACGTGAACGGAAAACGTGTTCTCAAGACCATTGATGATATGCAACTGGAATTTGCACGTATGATGATGCGTACGGAAATGTATACGGAATAACTGAAAAGTTAAAGGAGTTTATTATGAAAAAAGCACTTCATGTCTTAAAAGAAATCGTTTTCTTAATGGTTTTGCCCATGTTTTTATTGGGTGCAACGATATTTGCAGAGAATATCGTTGAGTGGAATATCGGAAATATGGTTATAGGGTTTTTGCTTGTGGTCATTTCGGCTATATGCTTTACATTTGTGTTAATAAGCGAAAGGTAGGTGGGATTATGACCTTAATTGAAAAGTTAGACAAGGGGTATACAAAAGGATTACTGACAAAGGAACAGTATGACGAGTGGAGTGTCCTTGTAAAGAACGGAAACTTGCGTGAGTTTTGGGATAAGGTAGAAATCGCAAGGGATAAACTCAAGGCAGAGCAGGATAAACTCAAGGCAGAACGAGATAAACTTATTGAGGAGTTAAAGACCTTTAGAGTAACAAGTTGGGGGCAGACCTATGATGTCCGTTTGATAACTGACAGTTATCGTAACAACGGAAACTTGTATGTCGGGTTGATATGCAGGATAGAAGAATATGACAACGAGTGGTGGGAGCCGTATGCAGACATCACGGTAAATGTAGGCAAAATGGAAAAGAACTGTGGTGCTATTGACACTAATAATTTCCCACAAGCAACAGAGTTTTTGGAAGAGTACCAACTTGCTACATTTACTGGCAGATACGAGTTTTCGGGTTATTGTGCATATCCGATTTATGAGTTTGATATGGATAAGGTAAACAGATACATTTAGGAGGAGTGTTATGTACGGATATTATGTTGGTTGTGGCTATATGGGACATATAGGGAACGGATACAGACTTTTCGCAACGGAAAAGGAGTATCAGGAATACTATGAAGAAAATGTTTATGATACAGACTATTTATAGGTATAGATGATTTAAACGCATAGGAGGTTGGGTTTATGAGAGATTTTGAAACAAGGGAAGAAGCAATTCGTTACATTGACGAGAACTTCTCAAAGACAGAGTGGGAAGTTGCTAATGTAAACGGAAAACGATCATTTTTATGTGCAACGGCTATTCCGTTGGAAGAGTTTTTACGCAACGATATTGAAGTAATGGTAACGGAATTTTTGTCCACTATGGGCATTGAAGATGACGGAAACGAAATTGCCATTGAAATAGGGGCAGATGTTAGTAGTATTGTAGAAGAACGGCTTATAAATTTGGCTAACATAGATGTAATATGCAACTATGAAAATTATTAAAAAAAGGAAAGGAAGTGATATTATGCTCTTTGTATGTCAGTTACCGAAACGCAAACAGTTAGACGTTTACAAGGCAATTAAACAGTATATGGCAGACTTTGGTGTGTTCTCTTTTGAGTACATCAAAGAGAGTATGTCGGAAAAGGTGAGGGACTTGCCGTATGAAGTACAAAGAAATGCAGGCTTGTTATAGACAAGCGAAACGAAACTCTCGAAATATCTCGGATTTTATCAAGCAGATGAAGTTCGAGATATTTTTATGTAACGAAAACAAGCGAGATATAAGCAAAGTGTGAGGTGGCATTATGGTTATTACATCATACAAGTGCGATTATTGTGGCACAGAATACAAGAAAAACAAAGAGAATTGCTTTGTGTTTGGCTATTATGAGAAAAACGGATCATTTAAGGCACGAGATATGTGCGACGAGTGCCGTAAAAAACTGTTGAAGTTTGTTGTAGAAGATTTATGCAAAGGAGAGTGATGTTATGGAAAAGAGATACGCAACCACACTAAATTTAGGCAAAATTGCTTATGGAAATAATGTTCGCAAGGCAAACCCCGTATATGTGGACATTGTATTAACGGAGCAGAGTTCGTTTCCTAAATATGGTCTGTCCATTAGTGGAGAGATATTGACATCAAAGGAAAAGAGTTTTTGGTGTATGGGACAATGTTTGGACACCATAGAGAAGTATATAGATACACCCGAGTTTATAAGGGTGCTTGAGTGGTGGCATTTGTATCATCTGAACTTTTTACACGGCAAGAAGATACCAAACTATACAGTAAAGGAAATCAAAGATTTTATCATAGAACACTCAAAGGAGGTGGAATTATGTTAGTCGAAGTTCCTATTCTTGACGGAAGTGGTGGCACGATTTATCTGCCCGAACTACTGAACCCGATAGGTTGAGTACGGAAAACTGAATAAGAGGTCTGGGATAACGGACACGCATACGGTCATATTCTGAAAGGAGAATAATATGAAAATATTCGTATTAAGCAAGAACAACGGAGAAATTGTGGGGTTATATCCCACACAACGCAAAGCAGACAGAGTAGATGTAAGGCTTAGTGGTGCGTCTACAAGAACAACGGAAATTGACTATAAGCCACCGTTTGAAATGACACCACAAAAGGAACGCCTTTTAGAGCGTTTGCGTAACGAAGATGTCTATGCATTTGATGATTTCGGCACTCTCTCGGAAAACGGAAAAGCGATAGAAGAAGAACCGTGGGGTGCAATAGAGTATCTGTTAGACTGTTTGGAACAGGAAAGGGGATAATTATGAAAGGCGAAACAACAAAAGAGAACATTGCAAATATGGTCAAAGGCATACTCGAAAAAGATATGAACATAGAAGTGGAATGGGACTGGTATAAGGAAATCGAAAAGAACCCATTTAAAATGTGTCAGATGTTAGTTGAACATATACATCAAACAGAAAGGGTTGCACACCCCACACCACCAATTATCCATTGTAAAGAATGTGGGTATTATGAAAAAGGTACTAATTTGTGTTCAAAAAATGTAAAAGACAAAGTGTATAAACACGAAAGTTGGTACTGTGCAGATGCAGTAAAAATAGATTAGTGAAAGGAGAGTAACTATGTGGCACTTATGTATTAAAGAATACGACGATTAT